CGCCTTCTATAAGATATCTGTCCTGCAAAGTTTTAATACTAAACTCTGACAGTAGCATATCTCGAGATAGATCAACTTGTACCGTCATTTATAAAATCCTTTATCTCTTTATCCAACTCTTTAAGAGAGTGGCCTGGATGTCCTACAGCATCAGGGCAATGACTCATTAGATCCATTAACTGATAGTTCTGTAGCAACAATTCTGCGTTCTCATTCAAATTTTCAATGTATTTGTATCTTCCATCAATAGGTATAGCATCGTAGATATCAAATGCCGTACCATATTGATGTATTAAATCACTAGCCCTTTTTGGACCAATTCCGGGAATACCCGGTATGTTATCGCCCTTATCCCCTGTAAGAACTTTGAAGCTAATATACTCTTCACGAGGAAAGTCAAAAAATTCATCCCAGTTAAATACCGTAGTTTCTTTACGAGTAACTGTTGAGAATCTTGAGACTCCGTCTTGGACTAATAAGTCCCAGTCTCTATCGCTCGAGATTAGCCAAATATCGTCGATTCCAAACTCTTTCTTGTATCGAACTATATAAGCAGCTAAATCGTCTGCCTCTACATACTTTCGTCTTAAGACTAAGTATTTCTCTGCCAGAACTTCCAGTGTTTTTTCATACTCAGCGAAAAACTTTTCCATTTCTCGCTTTTCTTCTTCTGTCTGGTCTTTATACTTCTCTTTCCTGTTGCCTTTATAATCAGGCAACAACTCTTTTCTGTAAGAGCTTGCTCCTTGATCTGCTGTAATAATTATACGAGCACAATCATAAGACTGAGCCAAGCTCTCTACTGTTCGAAGGTACTCAAGACTAAAGTCTGTTTTCCCTTGGTGTTTCCACCTAAATGCAACGTTCATAGCGTCAACTACTAAAACATTGTTGTTATCTAAAATCTGTTCACTAAACTTCAAATGCTATCTCCTCTTGTTCTAGCCATTCTTCAGCAAGGAGTATATAAGCATTTAGCCAAGACACATAAGTATATCTTGCCGTTTTGGGCAGTATATGTGTCATTACAAAAATCTTTGATCTTGAATACTTAAAAAACAATAAAGGTTCTTGGTCGAAAGCATCTGCTTGCTCACAAACCTTTGCCCACCACTGCAGAATATAATTAGTTTTGTTAGTAAATATTTTATCGGTAAAAGGACTTTTCTCATAGTTCTTAACCTCTATACAAAACCTATTTTTAGCAGTTGGAATATATAAGTCACCTTTCAAATAAGCAAGAGCCCCTGAAGAAGGGACTCTTTCAAATTGAAGGTTGGTGTGTTTTCTAAGTAGATCTCTGACTAAGTATTCGCCTCTTTGTCCTTTAACTCTTGAATCTACCATTAAACAATCTCACTTACCTCATTTACTTTGCAAACTTCTATTTTCTCTAGCAGTGGATGAGACCATCCGTGACTAACTAAATAAGTATTTAAATCTTCTTCCAATAATACTTCTACTAGCCTTTCTCTGCCTGAGTCATCCAACACACTAATAACCTCATCTAAGAATAGAACATTAATTCTACTAGATGACAAGCTATTCATGATCTTACGAATGCCTAAAAGAGTTGCTGTGTTTACTCTTGCCTGCTCTCCCGAAGATAGAGCAAGTATATCTACGGTATTACCATTATCTGTAATCTCTACGTTTAGCTTATCATTACTAATTGCAAAGTTTAAAGTAAACCTACCATCTGATAATTCAGCTAAGTAAGCTCCGGTAATTTCTTCTAGTTCTTTTACTAGATTTTCTATCTTATAAGCAATTAGACCGTTGGTACTAAATGCTTTCTTCAGAATTTCAAGGTTAGCTTTCTTGGCTTGTATACTGCTTATATCAGTCACTAACTTAGAAAGTTGATCTTCAAATTCTTCTGTTTGCTCTCGAACAACCTCGATCTTAGCATTGAACGCAGAAGCTAATTGATTTTCCTTCTCAATAGTAGCTATTTCTTGCTGTTGCTCACGAACCTGGGATTGTAGAGCTTCAAGTCTTGTTCTAAGTTCCTGTTCATCCAGTAGCTCAGACGGCGTTGTCTGATCGATTTTGGAGAAAAGTGACTCCCAATCCTTAATTGTTTTTTGTTTTTCTGCATATTGCTTGTTGTTTTCCCGTATATCTTCTATTTCTAAAGAAATCTTTTCCCTCATCGCTATACAGTTATCCGCCATCTCTTGATGTTCTAGGATATGCACGCTTTTAAACTGCTCGTCTACAGGCTGTCCACAAGTAGGGCATTCATCCCCAAGTGTTTCCATTTTACGAATCTCATCCAAAGAACGATTTGCCTGCGAGTTTAAGCTACCTACTTCCGCCTGTAACTTATCGTAAGATATTACTTCAGTAGCAGGAATAGCTCTAGCACTGTTAATATCAATGTTTTTCAGCATTTCTTTATACTGATTATTTTGAGAAATTTTTCGATTCGAAGACGAAATATTTTGAATTTCAGCCATAAGAGAACTGATTTCATTCTGGTCATCTTCCGATAATTTTGGTAAATTTTTCAATTCTCGTGGGGTAGTATCGGTCAATCGGTTATTTTGCAACCATTTTTCAATGGTCGATATCTTACCATCAATCCTTGCATACTCAGAGTCCACGTCTCTTGACAAAACTTTAAACATCTCAAAAATTTCTACATACTTCTCAAGACCTAAAAGGTCAATAAGAAACTTTTTACGGTTTGTGTCCGTAGCTGTCAGAAAATTCAAACTCGCATTTGGATTCTGATATACCACTTGCGAGAAAGTTTTAAAATCAATAGCAATGATTTCTTCTATAGTTTTGTAAGTATTTGTAGCAGTATGACTACTTATGTCCTCACCGTTTTTCAATAGTTTTACTTTGAGCGACGATTTACGAACTAAGTCAATTTCATACTCATCAGAACCTTTACTAAACAGTAGATTGATCGAATACCCCGCATTAAATAAACGGTTAGCGATATCTGCTTTTTTGATTCCTTTGGAGTTTTTATTAAATAAAACTTCTTCTAAGATCAATGGGATAGACGATTTGCCTACCCCATTGGTTCCAAGAATCTGTGTAATTTTCTGCTCGGACAGATCAATAGAGTTGTTGTCCCCGTAAGAAAAACAGTTACTCCAACTCAAGGTTTTTAATGTTATCATTGAAAAGCCCTACTATGTCCGGTATTTTAGCTTCTGGAATCTCAAGAATGTACTTTAAATACTCTACTAACTCTTCTCCAATACTCATCTCTTTGTCGAGCATAAGAGTTGACTCACTATTTCTTTTTACTACTTTCTTGTCCAGTAACTCGTTATTTTTAACAGAGGATAAATCACCTAGATCTCCCTCTAATTCGTAAATAATGTGGTCATAATCGCCAGCAACCATTTCTGAAGGATCAGTAACGGTCTTACGAATCAGTTGTGGAAGGTCAAAAGCATCCCACATCCAGCTCCAATCAACTGGATTAATAAGAATATATCCTGTTTTTACATTGTTTCTGTGGAACGAAGTAGTCATAGGACTGCCAGGATATACAATGTTACGCTGGCAGTTAGAATGAGAGTGAAGGTCTCCTGAGAATACTACAGGAAAGTCTTCGAATCTATCTAGGTCTACTTCGGGTGTTACGTGAGGAGGAATCTCCCCACGAACGTGTGTAAAGAGAGGCATCGAAGTGTTAAACTTCTCAATACTTTCTTTACGATGCAGGTCAGCATAGGGAAGAATACCAAAGCCCATATCATTATCTACATAAGATATATCTACTACTTGCACGAGAGGGTTAATATCTCTACTAACTTGCTTCAGAGCACTGAAAAAAGTTTTGTGCTTTCGAGTCGCTTCGTGATTACCGTCATAGATAATCGTAGGAATCTTTACTTCACGAATAAATGAGAAGTATAGTTCCAATTCTTCCATACTTGGCAAGCGGTCAAATAAGTCACCACCTATAATGTGCATATTGCACTGCTGTTCGAGACTGTGTACTTGCTCGAAAAACATTCGATAGCGATTCTTAGCCCAATCCACAGGAACATTCTTTTGTCCTAATTTAATATGCCAATCTGCGGTAAATAAAATCATGATACATCAAACATCGCGTCAACTTCGTCATCAACATTCTTTTCTTCACCGCCAGTAGCGATGCGCTCAAGAAGTTCTTGCTGTTGGTCAGCAGTAGGACGAGGCAGCAGCTCATCAATAGGTGTAGCAGCATCCATAGCCGCGCGTTGTACATCAGTCATAGGCTTGGTGTTCTTCAAGCACTTAATTTGGTCAAGAGTGTACTCTACGTTATAAACGTGTGGACCGTTCTTTGTGCGCTTAAAGTGTACTTCCCAGCCAGTGTCTGGATCAGTTGGGTCTCCAAGTTCCTGAGCAGCAGTGAGGATTTGATCCATCAACTTCTTCTTCAGGTTAAACACTTTTACAGTGTCGTCAGTCAAGTCGATACACTGAATAGAGTAAGACCAGTTAGGCTTGAGATCAGGGTAGTGAACCTTGACCCAATCTTTTTCACCGCTAGTGAAAGATTCCTTCTCACGGTCAAACTCGAGGCACTCAAGAGGCAAGTTCTTGTCGTTCTCACCCTTTACCCAGTAAATGTAA